CGCGGGTGGGAGTGCGATAGCATCTGCGATTTCGTGAGGCCCTACGGGTGGGTGCCCGAAGACGGCTGCCCGGTACACGATGAGGGGTGAGTGATGGACGAGAACGAATATTACAACAAGTTCTGCAATGAGTGCTACGTACTGCTGGGGCGGCTTGTTGTAGCCCGGAGCCAGCGTGACGCCCTGCTGGAGGCGTGGGGGGCGGACATAAACCAGATGAATAACCTGATTGAGCGGCTGCAGGGGTGGCTGGATAGTCCGAGTCTCGACGCTAACAGCTTGGTGCAGTTGCTGATCATGGACCTCCGGCATTGGTCAGGCACTCTTGACGCCGTTGACGTAGACACCCGGTAGATGGTATGATGGGGGTAGGTGGCACCAGCAACGGCTGGCACGGAAGGAGGCCCACCGGGTAACAGCGAGGGCAGGGCGTCACTAAGGCGTAGGGTCGGGCTGACGGTGTGACTTATGTCCGCCTTTTCGACAACGGGCACGACCCACCTGAGCGACCTAGCTTACCGGGCGGGGCCGTGGTGGAGCGACGCAACACTGCCACCTATATGTCTTATAAACAAGGAGAATAGTATGTTGACGGAGTTTCAGTTTGATAAATTGATGAGCATGTTACGCCTCCAGACCCAATACCTCAGAGAGTTGGCCCATCCCGACCGTGATACAACCCCGCCCCCAGCCCCAGACAGGGAGGCTAAAATGGACTCCCTTATTCGGGTACTACTCCATTACGCCTCGCTGCGGCAAAGCAAGCTGCCGGTGGACCTGCGGGAACATATCTTGGAACTGGCGGACGATCTGGGGTACGAGCACGACATTTTACCCTTCTAGAAAGGATGAGCCGATGAACTTCGAGTTACTCTTATGGTTGGTGGTGGCCCACATTATTGCGGACTGGTTTTTCCAGAATGATTGGATGGCACGAAACAAGGTGCGGTTTGCCTCCCTCGCCGGGGACGCGCATATGCTGATCCACGGGATGGTGACTGTATTACTTTTGGGTTGGTTCACGCCGCTACCAGATATCCGTATTGTACGAATCAGTCTGTTAGTCGCCTTTACTCATATGATCATCGATTACCGCTTTATATTGGTATGGTGGCGCGGGTTGATCCGGCAAACGACGGAAGGGCCTGCCGCCCTCCATGTGGCGATATGGCAGGACCAGATGGCCCACCTGCTGGTACTGGTAGCCATCGCGGGGGTGCTGGGATGATGCGGATGAGTATGATGGCGGATCTGGCTGCCCTGCTTAACAAGATGGAGGTGGGGGACGTGGCTTTTGAAGAGGGCGATCCCCTATACATAGAAGATGTAAAGGAGGCGATGCACATCGCCATCCACCGTGCCGCCACCCAGAGAAAAATCCTCAACGATCACGAGAGCGACGTAAATGTTTTAATCTCCACTATAGCAAACATGATGGCGCTGGAAAGCGTAGAAAAGGCTAACGATGAATAACCCCAATAATATTGCATATCGCGCCCTGAAGATGTTAGGGGTGCTGATTGGTTTTGTCGGGATCGCCATTTCGTCAACCCTGCTGACCGACTTGTTAATCAAGGAGTTACCCCTCGGCGTTTTGGTGGCGCTGGTCATTATGGTCGCCATCGGGGCGGCGTGGTTGATAACCGAATGAGCACCCGCCCCCGGTACGAGACAGAAGCCCACCTGCAGGCAGAGCGGGCCTTTGCTGCCGATTTGCAGACGGCGTGGAACTGCGAGTTAATCAAACTTGCCGGGGCCAATGAAAGGACCTACCGACTGGACTACAGTGTGGTGCGCGGCGGGGTGCTGATGGCCCTGCTGGAGATCAAGGTGCGGAACAACCCCTCCGACCAGTACGAGACCCTGATGTTGTCGCTCAGTAAGTGGGCGACTGGGGTGCGGTATTATCAGGCGGGGTTGGATTTCGCCATCGCCGTCCGCTGGGAGGATAAGGACGGGCATTACAAGTACAACCCCCTCGATATGGGGTTGATGCGTTTTGAGCACAGCGGGAGGACGGTGCAGACCCGTGATGCGGGCGATATCGAGCCAGTGGTGATGATCCCGGTGAGTCTCTTTACGTTAACGGAAAGGCTGAACCATGCAGGCACTACTAAAACGCCAGCTTGAGATTGCTGTTAAGTATATTGAAAGGTTTGTGGATGAGAATTACTACCCAGTACCCTATGGTTCGAGGGTGCTTGTTGTGTGCTGCAAGTGCTGTGGTGAGATAGAAAAAAATCATCGGGAGGGGTGCTTAGTTGCGGAGACGGAGGCGTTTCTTACCGCCTGCGAAGACTTAACCTGCGATCATGACTGGCATAAGGTGATACCAAGAGACACTCGGATATGCAGCAAGTGCAAGATGCTGTACCGGGGAGAGGTGAATAGCGGGGAAGTTTACGAGAGTGTCGGGGGATGGTTTCGTGCAGGGAAGCAGGACCCGTCAGGCCGGGAGTGTGAGCATGTATTTTTGCAGGGTATCCCTCCCTTTGAGTTTAGAGACACCCACTACGAGGCCATTTGTGTTAAGTGTAGTCATAAAGAATTGAGGGCGCGAGATGGACTTGATTAAAGTTTACTTAGGTGGCCCGATTAAGGGGCAGACGCTGTCGGGGGCGGCTGGCTGGCGGCGACAGCTAAACAGTGACAACTGGGCGGAGGGATTTTTCGAGTTCCTTAACCCCATGCGGGTACATGAGGAAGAGCTACCTGATGGCCCGGTGGATCAGGGGGTGTATAACAGCATCCTGCGTACCCAGCGCGGCGTGTATGCACGGGACCGCTTTGACGTGATGCGCAGCGATGTGCTGCTGGTTAATTTTCTGGGGGCCACGAGGGTGTCGATTGGGTCCGTGATGGAGATCGGCTGGGCGAAGGCGGACCCCACCAAGAGCCGGATCGTCGTCGTGGTGATGGAGAAGGAGGGCAACCTGCACGATCACTGGTTCATCAACGAATCCACCGACTACCGGGTAGAGACCTTGGTGCAGGCCATTTCCGTCCTCTGGTCCTTGGTGCCGTGATGGAGATTAAACTACACCGCAGCGGGGAGGGGGTGGAGGTATCAGGGCGGGGATGTAGTGTGCGTATTGAGCGAGATCATGTCAACCAATCGATTCCGGGCTACGTGCGGGAGGTCGGGCTGCGTATTTTTATGACGGATACGCAGGATGAGCACGCATGGCTTATCAGGAGAAATGACATGCTGGGCACGTCCATCCTGCTCTGTCCCGCCTCCCTCAAGGCCGACCACTACATCCAAGACTGGCAGGAGAAGCACGACCGGGAAGATGTCCTGCTCAAACTCAGTGATGCCAAGAAGGTGCTGGCTCACCGGGGGGATAAGGGGGAGATACTGACCAACGAGGAGCGGGGGCTGATCATACACGCTCTGAGGATATTAGCAGACGGCAGGGATGAAATGTACAGCAGCGAGATCGGCGCGCTTTTGATGAAACTAGCTTCGATGGATATGATCACGGTTTATAAGGATGAACGATATGAGTGAAGAACCGAAGTACACATGGAGCGGTCCTTATCAGGGGCCGGGGGATTTAGAGCATGGCTACTTCATCTACAGCCCGGAGCGGATGCTGGAGCCGGGGGAAGTATGTGATCTGCTGGCGGATTACGAATCTCTGAAGGAACAGATACGCAGAACCAGCTACCTGAAGATGGCGCAGCACTCTACGATTGAGCGGGGGGATGATGGCTAAGGCGCGGAAATGCAAACGCTGCGGGGAGGTTATCCCCAAGGACGGCTTCACGATCTATATCCACAGCGGGGAGTACCGGGGCCTGTACGGGAAGTGCTGCGCAAGGTTGGTAATGGATAAACTGGGGATTCCCCCTGCCCCAAAGGAGGGGAGTGACGATGACTGACCACCGACGAAGGGGTATCTGCTTAGTGGACATGAACCTACTCGTCATGGCGCTGGCCTTGCCGGAGGGAACCACCATCCATTTTATTGGGCAAAACGCCGACGATTACGCCTGCGACCGGATGCGGCTGGTGTTCTCCCACAACAACCTGCCCGTTTTGCCGGAAGGATACCACCCCGCCTCCTACGATATCCTGACCAATCCCACCACCGGAGCGCGCACGTGGGACGCTGGGGATGATGACAGCGTGTTTTCGCCGGGGTTGGGCAGCCCGGCGACTTGACACGCTGTGATATAATTAAAATGACAGTGATGCCTTACCCCACCCCCGCTTATGCCCCAGCGGGGGTATTTTGTCGGGTTGACGCTGCCCCCCCTCCTGTACTACAATCAAGGCATGAATATTAACGGTTACGGAATAGGGCTGGACCTTGCGACGCGGGTGACCGGGGTATTTGGCACTGTGGGCGACAAGTTTCAGGGCGGCAAGATTATCAAGGCGGACGGCGTCGCCGATATGGGCAGCAAGCTGTGGGATTATCTGGATGAACAGAAGCCGGATTGGGTGGCGGTGGAGTCCACCTACCTCGACCGCAGTCATAAAAACGTCCATACCAAAGGGGTGCTGGATGAAGTTCGAGGAGTGGTGCGAATGTGGTGCCACCGCAATCAGGCTGCTTTCTACACTGCCCCGACCGCTAAAATAGACAGCGCCTGCGGTATCCCCACCGGGATCAAGCGCCGGGCGCGAAAGCTACACACGCAAGCCTTCGCCAAGACCTGCGGATTTGTGGTGCCGGGCGACGTTGCCGACGCTCTTTGCGTGACCCACTGGGGCTTTGGCGAATGGCGTAAGGATCAATGGATTAAGTCAGGAGAAGAAGATGGATAACTCCCCCTCATTAAGCCAGTCAGGCACCGCCCCCACAACCGGGGACGAACCCTGCCTGTCCGGGGCGGAGTTTCCAGATCGCCGTAACTTTGCTCGTGACTTCGCCCAATGGCTGGCGATGTACGACGAACCCTTTTCCCTACCACGCGATTACGAAGAGATGGTGCTTCGCCAATTGCGCGAAGGCAGCTTTGTGACCAGATTTGGCACCATTGCCCGCGCCCTGCGAGTCCAGAAGATTCCTATAGACACGGGGGTGTTAAGGAAGGCGTATACTACTTCAGCCGTGTGGAGAAATTACGAGGTTTCGCTGCGGATTATTGACGATGTAGAAAGGGACGACGATGATAAGTAATGATTTTGATGGCACGCTGCTGGAGCGGTTGACATATACGGCCCAGACGACGATCTCGCGGGAGATGACCGACTACCTTGCTATTGAGCCAGAAGTGAGCATTATGCCGATGATTGCGGACGATCTGTGCGTGGAGGTGCGTGCGCATATCTATGGGCGGACAGCGTCGCAGGATGAAGTTCGCCATCCTATGGATTGGTGGGAAGCTCTTAAAGATCGCTTTTTCCCGCAGTGGGCCAAACGGCGCTGGCCTGTTGCTTATATGGTGTATACGATGACGGCGCGGGAACTCTACCCCAAAGTCAAGCTGCCCAATCAATCCCCGGTCATCGTTGTGCATACCAGCACGGCCCCCATCCCTGAGTACCATACCGATCCACCCCCGGTGCATACCATCGTTGTCAAAGCCGAGCCGTCAGCCAACCCACCGGAATTATCCCGGCTGGTGCAGGCTAGGGAGCGTGTGGTAGACTCACTGGTAGAAAAGCTCATCCCCCGCCCGGACGACCGGGAGGCGTTTTATAGGGCGTATTACACCGCCCAGTAACCTGTTGGTGTTATGGACCTTGACAACCTGCTTGCGCTTTCGGATCATGAACTAAACAGCTTCATGGACTCGTTGCCGGAAACGAGTCGTCTGGAAGTGATGCAAATCATCGAGGCGGAATTCCATCATAAACAGAACGAACTACAAGAGGCTGCTGCGCAGTCTCTTGCGGCCTTTGCCCAATATATCAACCCCCGCTATATCCTCGAACCCTTCCATCAGTCCTTATTTGACCATCTGGAGGCGGTGCTGCGAGGCGACATCAATCGCCTGATGATCTTTGCACCCCCTCAGCACGGGAAAACGGAAGCGGTCAGCGTGGTCTTTCCTGCCTACTGGTTGGCCCACCGCCCATACGACAGCATCATTCTCGCCTCCTACGCCGCCGACTTAGCCAGAGATAAGTCCGGCGATGCGCGCAGCATTGTTGCCAGTGAGCGTTACGGCGGCCTGCATCCCAACCACAAGATCTCCGCCGTGAGTCGTGCGATGGATACGTGGAAGCTGGCAAATACAGGTGGCGGCATGCGTGCCCGTGGGGTCGGGGGGCCGATCACCGGACACCCCGCCCATCTCGCCATCATCGACGACCCGGTGAAGGGGTATGCGGAGGCGTCCAGTGAGGCGATCCAGAACAGCAACTGGCACTGGTACGACAGCACGCTGTACAGCCGTCTACAGGAAGATGCCCCCGTTATCCTGATCATGACCCGCTGGCACGAACTGGACCTCGCCGGGCGGATACTGAACGAGCGGGAGGGGAAGAGGTTTACCGTCCTGCGCTACCCGGCGCTGGCGGAGTCCCAAGAGGCCCGCGATGCTGGCAACGTCCGGCTGGGTTTGGAGGAGGGATTACCCGACCCATTGGGGCGGCAGGAGGGGGAGGCGCTGGCCCCTGAGCGGTTCAGCCGTCAATATCTGGAGCACGTCCGTGATAACGGTACAGCCTACCGCTGGGGGGCGCTGTATCAGGGCGTACCCAGACCCGCCGAGGGGAATATTATCAAGCGGGCGTGGCTGCAGATCGTGGACGAGGTGCCGTGGGAGGCGGAGCGAATCCGCTACTGGGACTTGGCAGGCACACGCGGAGGCGGCGCACGGACGGCAGGTATCCTGATGGCACGCAGCACGGACGGAAAATACTACATCGAGGACGCCGTTTTTGGTCAGTGGTCGTTTGGTGAGCGGAATAAGGTGATGGAGCAGACCGCCGCCATCGATGCGATGAATTATGTAAGGATGGACCCGGAAAACCCGGAGGCGGAACTCTGGGAGATGGATGGGTATAATACGGTGCGGATTTACATCGAGCAGGAGCCGGGGGCGTCCGGTAAGGAGGTCATTCAATCACTGGTCAAGCGGCTGTCCGGCTTCGCCGCCTTCGGCGACCGCCCCACCGGGAGTAAGGATGATCGTATTCGCCCCTTTGCGGCACAGGCGGAGATCGAGCAGGTGTACATCAAGCGGGCCACTTGGAACGCGGTCGTGATCGATGAGTTGGCTTCATTTCCCAATGGTCAGTACCGGGATATTGGGGACGCGGTCAGCGGCGCTTTCAACCTGCTTCATACCAAGCCCGGCTTCGTAATGGGGGTTGCCAACCCGCCAGACGACGAGGATCGCTGGGTATAACACTCCCTGCGGGGCGTATTGGAGGGTGAATGGCTATTCATAAGGATGGTGTATATGCCACCGATTAGTGACCTGTTGCGCAACATAAAGGCGGGCGGACAGCGCACCAACCCCATGCGCGATTGGTTCTTCGGCATAAACTTAAATGCAGATTTTGCCGATTTCCCTGCCAACGACGAGGGGATGACTCGTGCTTATCTAGCCTCGCTTTGGGCGTATCGATGTATTAAATTACGGTCGATGCGCCTTGGCGCGATCCCCTTGGTGGTCAAAACTCACGACGATGAGTGGGTGGACCGCGAGGGGAAGCCCACTGAGGAGCGGGTGCGCTCTTTTACCCAGCAGCACATTTTACAGAAGATGGTCGGGCAGCGGGCAGCCCGCACCAAGCGGCAGCTAGAAAGCGACCTCTGTATCTGGGGTAGGGGGATATTAGAACCCACCAAGCAGGGGCTGCACCGCCTGAATCCTAAAACCATCGAGGTGGTGAAGGACGAGCACGGGGTGCAGGAGTTCCGGCAGTTTCTCAATGGCAGCGTGGTTGCCACTTGGGAACCGGATGAATTGATCTATATCTATGACTACGACCCGGATGATGACTTGGGCGGCGTACCCCCCATGCTGTGGGCGCTGCGTGCTGCCGGGGTAGAGGTGAATGTCAACGAGTTTGTCGACGCCTTCTTTGAAAACGACGCCACCCCGGCAGGTATTTTGACCACCGACCAGCCCATGCAGGACCCGGAAATAGAGCGGGCCGTCAAGTGGTGGGAAAAGATGTTCCGGGGGGTCAGGAAAAAGGGTACAGTGGGCGTGGTGGGTAATGGCCTGCGCTTTGAGGCGATTGGGTCCAATCTGGGCGATCTGGCGATCACCGAACTGAGGCTGGAGGTGCGCCGCGACGTGACGGCGGCCTTCGGGGTGCCGATGACGATTGCGCAAGCCGATGAGGCGGCGAACTATTCGACAGCAAACGAGCAATATAAAGCCTTTTACACCGAAACCATCATCCCCGAACTGGAGATGATCTGCGAGGAACTTAACCAGCAGTTGGTCCCCCACTTTGGAAACCACCTGACCATTAAGCCGGACGTGAGCGGCATCAAGGTCCTGCACGATGACGCCGAATCGGTGGCAAACCGAACCAGCACCGCCTTCGGGGCGGGGACGATGACGCTGAACGAAACCCGTGAGGCGATGGAGCTTCCCCCGCTGGACCATGATTACATCATGATCCCTAATATTGGTGTTATTCGACAGGATGATTTAGATGCTGTTGCCCGTGCCACCGCGAAGGCAGCCACGACGACGCAGGGGGAGCAGACGTGGTCGGCGGACGGCATTACGACCAGCCGCGAGATGCCGGAGGAACCGGAGCCGCAACCCGACCCATCACCAAATCCCGCCAGTAATGGCAATAAACCCAAAGGCCCGCTGCCCGATAAGCCTAAAGATGTGGTAGGTATTCAGGGGCCGCTGGACCCTAAGCCTACCGGACTCCGCCCCAACAGGCCGGATACCCCGCCTGTGCGGGTCAGGAGCGTGCTGCGGCAGGCGGCGATAGATGATATTAAGCGGTGGATGAAGAAGGTGGACAGCAAGGGGGTGAAGAGCACCTTTACCTCCGACGCCATCCCCTCCAGCATTGCCGGGTTTTTACGATGGGACTTACTTGACGCCGAAGATGAGCATGGACGTAAAGCGGCCTTTAAGGCGGCGGAGCAGCAAATCCTCAGCACCGACCCAACGCCGGAAGAGTTTGAGGCTTACTGGTCCGGGCTGGACGACATCGCCCAAGACCTGATCGCCGGGTTTGGTGATTTATTAGAAAATGAAGAGTTGCGGAAAAGGATCGCCGATAACCTTTCCGAAACCGGGGACGTCGATCTGGCGATCAGCACGGTGGAAACCTTCACCGAGGCGTGGGTGGATGCGCTGGTAGGGACGCTGGAAGAACCCGGCCCCCTTTCGCAGATCTTCCTTGCCGGGGCGGCGCGGGGAGATGAACTCCACACCGAGATGCTGGCGATGAACCTCCCTACCCCCAGACGGCACAGCGCCCTGAAGGCGGATGAGAAGTTCGACGTATCGACGGCGTGGGGGCTGATCCACAAGGACGCCTTATCCTTTGCGCGTGATTACGCCTATGACTTGGTGCGCGGCATTAACGACGTAACGACCCAGAGTTTTCGCGAGGGGATGTCGGACTGGATAGAGAAGGGGGGTGGTCTTACCGGATTAACAGATTACCTTTACGGGAGATTACAGGGACTCGACATCCCCACCGGGTGGTCACCGAAAAAGATCGAGTGGGCGACCAGCCGGGAACGGGCGCGTAATATTGCCCAGACCGAAAGCACCCGCGCCTTTACAGAAGGGAACGTGCAGCGATGGCAGCAACTGGGCGTCAAAGATATCAAGTGGCGCACCCAGAACGACCGGGTGGTTTGCCCAGCCTGTAAATCGCTGAATAGCACCGTCGTCGCCCACACACAGGGCTTCTGGGATAAGCTGGCTCCCGCCTTCCGGCTGAACTACACGGCGGAACAGGCCAAGCGCCCCCCCCTTCACCCCGGCTGCCGCTGTTTCCCAAGCCCAGTGACGGCGTCCAGAAATAAACCGCTGGAACTGGTTGGGCCGGATGCTGATTTTGATGACTTAAACTTATCGGAGTTGTGAAATGGGAAGAATACGAAAAGCAGATACTACGCGATTAAACACCCTCGCCGCCAGAGGACAGGTGGTGCAAAGGCAGGCAGTGGAGACCAGAATTTCCATCCTGCCGCTGACCAGAATTTCAAACCTGTCTAACATGGCAAGCGCGGCGTCGATTTTTATGTATGGTGAGATAAAGCGAGTGATCGATAATTTGGATTACGCTTATTACAACCTGCTCAATCAGGGCGAAGAGTACAGGCGATACGGCTCCACCGGGACCATTAAATATATCAGGATTTCGGTGACTTACACCGACAAGGTAAACGGGCAGCTTGCCGCCATCGGGAAGGTACTACATCGATATATGGGGGACTTTCCCCGCCGCGATTACGATAGGGCCAGAGTGACCCTCCAGCGTCTTGATGACGTACATAGAAAGCTGGGTAAAGAGATTTATCATGCGTTTAGAGAATTGCAAAAACAAGGGCTAAGATGAGATGGCAAAATACAACAAGACCCGGCATGTGGAGGCTATCGCCAGATTGCTCAGGCGGCGTATCCCGCAAGTCAGTGTGATCGGTAGGAACCCCGCCAGCCTGAAGCTGCTGGTGAGGCGGACCTACGACGACCATGGGTATGCGGTGCAGGATGCGGCAAAGATTGCGCGCTTTATCCGGTACAGCTTCCCGATGGTGCAAGTCGTTCACCATCAGGTATCTCAGGAAAGCGACGGCAGGTGGCGGGCGGAGATTGTTACCCGGTGGCCTGAGAACTGGCCCCGGAAAAGTCCTTACACCAACAACCACTCACTGGGGGTGAGGTGATGCGTAATAAACGGTACAAGGCGGTAGACCCGGAGCAGGTATCCAAAATGCTGAAGGCCCTCCAGCGGACCAAGCGCCTGCTGGCACAAATACCGCTCCCCCGGATGGGGCGGGAGGAGATCTTTACCCGCGAGGTGGTTGAAGTGTACAAGCACTTTAATGGGCTGGCGCAGAAAATCTTTGACGCCGAACAGAGTCTGAAAAGGCTAAAATGAGATGAAGTATTTGTTTAAGGCTAACCAGCAATTTACCAGCGTGGTCCGGCAGCTTATGAAACAATCGCGGGAGGCTGTCCGCCAAGCCGGGATCGCCCATGAGTACACCCGCAACACCGTTGTCTCCTACGCCCAGAGGATGGGGGATAAAAATGCGGAGATCGCGATGCGGGGGGTGCTGCGTAAATACCGGGAAGCCAAACGGCTACTGGAGTCCGCCACAGGCGATCTGGAAAAGTTCACCAGTTCCGGCCCCCGACCAAGGAGCAAGAGGCCCCGATGACCCTTAACAAACGGCAGGAAGCCATTATCAAGTACCTGAAAGCACGGGGCGGGAGAGCTTTTCTTGACGACCTGCCCGGTCTGGTCATGTCAGGAAAGTTGGTGCAGGCGGGAATTAATGACGTCAACCAACTGATCGCACGCGGGCTGGTGAAGCAGACTGGATTGTCTCGTGGGTTTGGCGGTGCTTTCGGGAAGGAGTACCTTGTGCCTCTTATCCAGCTACTCAAAGAAAGGTAAACCCGATGAAGTATCCAGCACAGGCGATGTTGCGCGAAATGTCAGATCGCCTTTATCGTCTCGGTGCCCGTATTGTGGATTATAAGATTACCGATATGGGAGACCGGGGGGAAAAGGCACAGTTTGCCGTCACTATCAAAGACCCGTCTCTCAAGCCGGACCTGATGAAAAAACGACTCTATATCGTAGGGCGCGGGTATGGGGGAAGGTTGCTGCGCGAACAGGGGTACTACCCGAACTACGTTTTTGAATGGATGGTGCCGAAGGGTGGCTGAGTTCTATTATGCCGTTCCACTGGGCAACCACCCGGAGTTGATTCGGACGCAGCACCTGCTTTTGCAGTGGGTTGATCAGGACGGCGTGCGCGATATTCAAAAGCCCGACTCCTTCCATATCACGCTCTGCTATGTGGAGGACGATCAGGGGGCCGATCTGGTATCGGTGCCGCTCCCTAAAATGAACCCCTTCAAAGTGATGGCCCAGCGGGTCAATTATTTCGAGACCCCGGACGGTTATGCGATCCATCTGGAGGTGGAACCGTCCCTGCCCTTACAGCAAATCCAGCGGCGGGTGTACCGACACGCGGCAGACGGCGGGGCGGCTGTGTCGGCCTTCGGGGCGGCGGACGTGTGGAATCCGCACGTTACGATGTTTTATTCGGACGGAAAGCCCGCCTTTGGGCGGCTGAAAACGCCCCTGTCGCTTCCTGTGCGGCAATTCGTCCTGAGTCGTGGAGAATATCAGGTAACAGATCGGTACGTTTTAGGAGGGTTAAATACGATGACAGAACTTAAAGCGTCCCCCTACGCGATGATCCTTAACCAACTGGATAACGCGGCGCGGGCACTTAACCGGGCGCGCAATGCCGCCTACTCCAACCAAGGGGATCGGCAGGTGATTAACAGCGCCGTCAGCAAGATTGAGAGTGCGAATAATCAGGTTTCCCGCGCCGCCCGGTTACTGGCGCAGGCCAAGTCAATGCGGGATAAGCGAGACTCGGCAAAAACCAGCGACACGCTGGGCATCACTGCCGCAAAAGAGCGCGCCCTGCTCCGGCAGAGTCTGGAAGCCTTGGCGGAGATCGCCGGGGTGCCTGTCCCGGTACAGCACACGGTGACAAAGGTGATGGACGCCGTGCGCTGGACTCACCGTAACATCCACGATGGGAGGTAGGCGATGACGTTGAAACGCGATCTACGAAGCGCCTACGAAGAACTAAGGCTGTACAGGCGCAAGGTGTCAGAGGCAAGCCAGCATCGCAATCGGGCCTTTAAGCACTTGCGCGATGCAGGGACGCAGAATTTAGGCTCCCCCGAATTACGTAAGCGGCTGATGGAGGTGCAGCGCCTTCTCAGCAACCTCCGGGGCGAACCCAGCGAAGCGGACACCTTCCGGGCGTCTGGCCTGTTATGGAAACTTTTTGACGACGTAATGAAGGGGAAGTACGGGAAGCAGGGTTAAGTCATGCCGACCATCAATCGCGATATCAGCCAAATGTGGGGTGGCCTGCGTATCCTCTTTGCCGAAGAGGAGATACTCGCCATCATGAACCACGCCGCACGGCTGGCAGGGGAGCAGGCGATAGAGTTCCTGACCAGCGAGTACCCCCCGGAAACCCCGCCCCGGATGGGGCCGCACAAAGGGGTGCTGCCGGAAAAGTCCCCCCTCCAGACCCCGAAACAATGGAAATGGTGGTGGGCGATGATGGGGCGGATAGCGCGTGGGGAAAGCGTCCCCCAAAGCCTGCGCGGCTGGCGGGCGGCCTATCAGGTGATTGACGGGCGTAAAACGCTGGTGCTCGACGGGGGGTACACCCGGACGGGCACGCTGGTGCGATCCCTGAGTTATGAGGTGGGGGCGATTAAGAACGGAATCGAGATCGCCGTTGGCCCCGGCGCGGCGCGGGAGTTTTCGGAGAAAAAAGAGGACATCGCCGATTATGCTCAATACGTTATCGACGAAGCCCCTCCCGGTGGATATCAGGCCCCCATCCACCGAGATCGATGGAAGCCGATGTTTGAAATATTAGAGTCCAATATCGACGCCATTATGCAAACCTTCTTTGACGCCGCCGTGGAAGAAATGGAACGCCAGTGGATTACGGCTTGGCGGGATGAGTAGAGTGGTAAGACAACTCGTTACAGGACTCTGGTGGAGTTCGATAAGCGGTTGATCTTTTTCATCACATCCGCCACTTGGCGATCAGCGTGAAAGGTCCATTGAGCTAGGAAATCATATCTCTCGCTTATGGCGCTGCTGTCGTCTGGGGCTTTCCGCAGGTGTAATTTGAAACTCTGTAACAGCCCCATGACCCTTAATCCAGCCTGCCGGAAATCCCGGATGGCGGCAAATAGCTCGTTTAGTTTACGTGAAGTTTCGCGGTCAAACTCCATGATTATTTCCTTCCTCCTTGTTTGGCGGGTCCGGGATAACGGCCCTTTGGGGCCTTAAATAATGCGCGGTCTATCTCTTGGATAACCACTTCTACATCACGGAGGGCACCACGGACTTTGCGACTGTAGATTTTGACTGGACCCCACGCTGCAGCTTGGGATGACTCCAGCTTACGATAAGCCTCCCGCAAGTTGTCCTCCGCGTTGGTAAGGTTGATCTTGGCTCTATCCAACTGCATCATTGCTTTCTGTCGGCTCGTTAGTGGCATTAGTATTTTATCCTTTTATTTTTTAATATTCTTGATCAATTGAATTACTGTTTTAAGCATCCCATCAATAAGGCGTTTCGCCATTCCAGCTTCTTTACGGGTGGCGTAACCAATATCTGCGCTCTGGTATATCAACCAGCACTCTCCCGTAGCGGCACGCAGATTCTGTTCTGCTTTCTGTAGGTATCCTAACACTTTGTTAAAATCACTGTCCGGCATGATGATCTCCTATAGTTTCTGCATGCGTCGGCTCAGGCTCCTGAGCGCGATCTTCGCTGACTCAATTCCGCTGCGTACATGGTATATCTTGTTCTGCGGGTCTTTGCCCCCTGACACTGTGAGGGCGGCAGTCAACCGGGCATCCGCTACACCCATTAGGCGCTCGGCATCGCGGACGGCGGTCACTGCTGCGCGGATATGTGATGATCCTGCTGTGTTTGCCATGATTATCTCCCCCTAAGTGAGTCGACGACCCGGCGATTGAGCTTCAGTGCTATATCGGACAGGGTAATCATTTTCTGTATCGATCCAAGCCCATGGGCGAATTCTTTTTGACCCGTCGGCAGGCGGCCTCCGACAGCCTTCTCGGCTGCCCGCATGTGCTGCTCCGCCTTCTGGAGGGATACCCGCGCCGCCGTGACTTCGCGGTGAGCGGCGTGCAGTGATCGAATTGCGTTAATTGGGTCTCGTGCTGCCACGTCTCCACTCCTTTTTCTTATGATCGGCTTTTAGCGTCCCTGATGAGCGCCTTGAGTGCGATCTCCGCTGATACGATGGCCCCACCCACATCATCCACCGCTTCAATCAACTCTCCAGCCGGGGAGTTGTAGCTGTGGCCCATCTGGGGGTGGAGAGCGCCGACCAGCCTGTTGGTCGCTCGTGCTGCTTCCTGCTGCGCACGGGCAAGATTGGCGACGGCGCGTTGTGCTGCTGCAAATTCTGACTTCATTTGATTACCTCAAATCTGATCGAATAAACTTAATGGATTTCTGCACACGCTCTACCGCACGGCGTGCTTCGGCAACACTGACCTGCTCCTTCGCCCACTGGGAGGGGCTGTAGGGCAGGTACTTATCGGCCTCGGCCCGGCTGTTACCCAGCATCACCTCGATGGACAACAGGGCAGACGTCGCCCCGTAAGTGCGGCGCTCGGCCTCTTTTAGCATGGCTGCGAATTGCTGTTTTGATTTCATACCTCACTCCTCGCCCCGCAGGGCTTTGTTATGTTCTACCCTTCTATACGCCCCATCAACTCTTTTACCCGGTTTCGTATCCACGGGGTGCGGTGGCATCCAGCGCATAGTTCCCGTTTACGGATAAAGACGGGCTTGTCACAGTGCCAGCATCGCCCAAGGCTGCGATACTTGAGGTTCCACGCATCCAGCCCTTCGCGCAGGGCCTTGCCTGACTCGCGCCCCATAAAGCTGGTCACAAGCTGGACGTACCAGTACCGGAACTCCCGGTTATGTCCGGCCCCTTTGCGCGCCATGATGTGCGCTAACTCGTGGAGGATCATCGCCTCCTGCCGCAGCTTTCGGGGCAGGGCGATGTGGGCGATCCGCAGCCCGGCATACCCAAAGGCCGCCGCACTGCGCCGCCTGCGCCCATCGCGGACGGCGATGGAGTCGGTCCTGCTCCGGGCCTTCCACCATTTGCTGGCGACCACCCGGTCCACGTAGGACTGGCACTCCCCTACCGACTCAAAGCCGGGGTCGGCTTCGGCGTGATCGTAGTCGATCAGTCCGCAAGCTTCCTCGGCTTCGTAGATTTTAAGGCTACCGCTCATTACAGCCCCCAGCCGGGACGGGTCAGGGTAAAAGTCAGCACCCCGGTAAAGCGGCAGATGTTGTCAATGCGCCAGCCCGGTGGCAGGCAGGGGACGATGCGGCAAAAAAGCAGGGCGACATCGTGGTCGCTTTTGGCGTGGAAGCTGATCGCATACCCGCCTTTATTCAAATACTCGTAGCTGGCGGCAAAGTCCTCCAGCCGACTCAGCAGGGTAATAATATAGTCATCCATTATCGTTCATAACCTTTCTTGATCAGGGAGTCCAGCAGATCGTCGAGGGTCAGCGCCTCATACCCATCGGGCTTGATGCCGTGGGCGATTTTGAGTGCGTCTGAAAAGCTTCGGATAATCATCGGTCCCCCTTCAGGGTAAGGGGAGTCCACTCACTGGACTCCCCTGTTAATTACCAGCTTGCTATGATGATAACCGTTAGGACGGTTGCCAGCATCGCGGTGCGGATGGCTGCAGTTTGCAGTTGAGCCGCCCGGCGCTTTCGGATGCGCGCCTTCTCTTCTTTCAGCAGGGTCGCGCCACTCTTTTGCTGGTTCTGGCGCTGGTTCTGCTGGTTCTTCTGGTTCCCCTGCTGATTCTGCCGATTACCCTGATTCTGCTGGTTCTGGCGATTCTGCTGGTTCCCCTTATTCTGCTGGTTCTGCTGATTTTGGTTCGCCATCTTATTTACCCTCCTCATTGGCTTTAATGGTTGCATCAGCGGCATTGGCGATGGTGGTCAGGATGGAGGTGTAGGGCGCATCGCCCTTGGCGGCGTTGTATTCATCGCGTACCTTGGCGGCCTTCTCGCTGGCTGCCATCAATCGCTGTGCTAGGGTCTTACGTTTCTTTGCCATTCAGGTCTCCTTCGCTTGAGTCCTATCCTTAACCGTCAACTACAGTATAATCGATGTGGTTGTCAATGTCAACCCCCAATTTATGAATTCGTACTATTGCTCAGGCGTATAGGAGGTTGATTAATGTTGAAAATTCCGGGATGGAGATAAGACATGGCTAAAAGAAGTGGAGTGATCACGATGACCGGGTCGGCGCTGGCGCTTGCCGATCAGAGCATACTCGGTCAGTTGGTGTACTTCTGGGTAGATAAGGACAACGCCGATCCGGTCTATATTGGTAATGACGGGGCGGATACAGTTGCCAGCACCACGGGGGGTGAGTTGCATGTAGACGGCCTGATCGGGCTGGAACTGCACCAGATGATTTATGCCGATTGTTACGTGATCGGGACAAACGCTGAAAAACTCTACTGGGTGCAGCGCGGTTAAAATGGCCTTCGGTAAGGGTTTCTTTACGTATAACAGACGCCTCCTGCGCAAGCAGGTGCTGCTCCAGCCTCCGGCGCAGGTGACGGGGTTGGCTATTGCGGTGATCTCCGATTCGGAGCTTACGGCTTCATGGGATAACGTCGATGGAGAGACGGGCTTTGAGGTTCAGCGCAGCCCGGACGATTCAACATGGGCGGAGGTAGCTACTCCGGGGCAGGACGTGTTGAGTTTTGCCGACACGGGCCTAAATGATAATACCACCTACTATTACCGGGTCCGGGCTGTGACGGGGGCACTCGCCGGGCCTTGGAGCGCCAGCGCATCTGCAACCACCCTGATTAGCTGGCTGAACAGCACACCTGCTGCGATCACGCCCACAAAGACCCATGTAAATGATAATAACGCCACTTCTGACCCTGCCGGGAACGAAGCAAACGCCACGACGGGATGGTCACCTATTGGGGTTACGCTGGTATCGCAGGCTGCCGAGAAGGATACAGGAAGCTATGCTTTTAAGTTAACGGCCTTAGATGGGACAAGTGACCGGGCGGATAAGAACACCCCGTCAAACCCGAAAGGCTTTAACTATTATCAGGTGGCCCATAAGAGAGGTACAGGAACCAACCAATGGGTGACGACCCCTGCCTTTAATGTGGTTCCGGGCGCAGCATGGGCAACGACAAAGGGAACCGAGAAGTATGTGAGTGGAAGCAACGTGAGACTATGGGCCGCTGACGCTAGTGGCGGCGCACCGGGTGACGAACTGTATGCGGACAATATCGCGATGGCAACACTGTCGGATTTGTACGTTGCAGAAGCCGAAGCCATTACGGGCGCAGGCTGGGGTTACGCACATTGGCATGTGGCTGATAATATGCACGCGGGGTTGGACTTGACAGATGGAACAGATAAGATTCTGATATTTATAGAGAAATTGGCCGCGAAAATTGCTGTAAGAGAATATGTGGGGGCAGTTTGGGCAGATGTCGCCAATGCTAGTTTTACCTACGACGCGGCAAAGGCGATCTATTGGGAGCTGCTGCCCGGCACAACGCGGATAGTGATTGGCTATGACACGCCAGCGAACATCGAAGCGATGAGCGCCGCGCAGCGGATTTCCAACGCCCTGATCGACAACAACACTCTTAGCAGCGCGACCCTGAGCGCGATCAATGTTCTTCAGCTTTTCTCGACCGACGCGAGCAACGACCCGCAGGCGGTCAGATTTGCGGAGGTGGCCTGATGCGAATAATCATGTGTGAAGCAATTTATGATAGTCTGGACCTTCCGGTTCCCGCACTGTCAGATAATGACGGTGCTGGCGTGCAAACAATAGGTCGCATCGCGTACAGTTACGTCAATCCTACCGCGAGTGTCAGGATGGTTTGTAGTGATGCGATAGCCGCAGACATCGAAGCAGGCAATGACCCGAACTATCTCTATATTGCAGAGATGGGTTCACCCGTCAAAGAACGTGACGTAAGCGCACAAGAGGCGAAAGCGATGCGCGATTGGTTGCTTGACGCATGGCCCCCGCCGCGCAAAGGTGGTTTCGGGCAGGCGATGAGTGCGATAAACAGTGCGCGTAAGGGACGCGATATAGCACGTGTGATCACTGAGCAACTACACGATACGTCGTTGGAGAAGGCGGAGGGCGGGCGCTAATACTCCAGCGCGTGCGTATTGATGTGTGAACGGAGGATGATAAATGCCTTACAGCGCAGACAGCGTTCCCTCCCACGTCCCCCAGTCCAAGGCGGACCAGTGGGCGTCGGTGTGGAATGCGGTATATGAAAAGACCATGGAGGATGGGGACAAAAGCACTGCCGAAGCAGAGGCGCGTGCTTTTTCTGCTGCCAATGCCCTCCTTAGCAAGCGGTCAAGTTCTTTAAGCGTGGATAACTTTGTTTCTTTCACCGATCAGGACGGGGTGCGCAGGCAGGGGCAGATTGTGGCGCGCATTGATTTAGACGAACTGGGCGATGGGGACGGGGACGCGATTAAAGACGACGTGATCTTTGGCACCGACGACGCCGAGTCCGTGCTGGAGGTTCAACTCTACAAACCCAAACGCGATGGCTGGGAAGCGGGGGAAGAGAAGATTAAGGTCGGGGAAAGCAAGCTGATCAAAATAGAATCCCTCCCCGCCCCTTCCCGTGTCAGCCGTAAAACACCGGGAGGCAGCCCACTGGAAAACGACAATATCGATCAGGTCATCAAAGCCGCCGTCCGGGCGGCGCTGGACACGATGAAGGCGTATGTTCCCGATGGCAGCAGGTTCCAAGTCAAGCGGCTTGGCGAGAACAGGCTGGGCGGGTATGCGCTGGTCCACGGCTCCCCTACAGAGCGGGATGTTGAGGGGGATTACTTCACCAAAAATACAGATCTGTGGCTGGATGTGTACAGCAACCAGCCCCTGATGTTTGACCACGCCGTTGGGGTGGAGCTTCCCCCCGACGACGATGGCAACGACGAGCAGACCCCCCGCCGCTATCGCCTCGGCAGCATTGTTAAAGCCAAGCGGGACGATATTGGATTATGGGTAGAAGGCGTAGTCAGCACCCATAACAAATGGGTGGAAGGCATCTGGGATTTGATTGACCGGGGTGCCCTGTATTTCAGCAGCGGCAGCGTGCCGCACTTGATAAAGCGTAGTGAAGGGGGAGAGGTACTCAGTTGGCCCATCATTGAGGTGTCAACAACCCCTACACCAGCAGAACCTCGGCGTACTGAGGTTCGCTCATTGGCGGGAGCAGGCAAAAGCAGTGACTGGACAGAAATGTTAGGCGGCAGCCAGAGAACATTTACCAGCATGGCGGAAGGCAGCACCAGCCATATGAAGCATATAGACAATGTAAATCATGGAGGTAGTAAGATGACGATGAAGAACAAGGAAGCGCAGCAACGCCTTTCTGGACTTCTCACTGCCCTCTGGTCCGATGAACTCGAACAGGCTATCAAAAGCTATGTGGTCACTCGTCGGCAGTTTGCAGTTAAGCAGGCGGAGAACGAAGAAATTCTTCCAGAAGAAGAGGAAGAGGTGGTTGCTGTTGCCTCACAACTCGAACAACTTCTCGCCCCGATCTCCGAGCAGGCCAAGTCAGCACTAGGGCTGGATGCCAAGCGTGTCACCAAAACGCTGGTCAAAATGGCGCTTCGCAAGATCGCCAAACAGGCCGGGCTGGAGGACGAGGAGGATTACTTAGAGTCCGAGGATGAGGAAGAAGAAGATTACATGAGTTCCGGTGACTTCGACTTTCTGAGCTTCGACGAGGACTACATCGATATGGACGATGACTACCTTGAATTTGGCGAAGAAGAGGAAGAGGACTTCCTTGAATTCGGCGAAGAAGAGGAAGAGTTTGAAACCCTATCCGGTTGGCCCTCCTATGGTCGACGGGGACGCGGGCGACGTACTTTCCGAAGTGCCACGCCCAGCTTCACGAGGATGGTAGATGATGTGGTGATGCGAGAAATGAATCGGCTACCCAGCGGACGGCGCGGCGGGTACGCAACCAAGAACGTGCAGATCATGCGCCGTAGCCACAACGAAGCAACCAGCCTGACCGGGTTCCTGAAAGCGGTGCGTGATAAAGATCATGCCAAGCTACGGGGCTATAAGGCGCGGGCCGAGAGTTCGTATAAGGCACTGGGGATTAACCCGGATACCGCAGGTGGTTATCTGGTTCCTCCGGAGCAGTCCAATGAGATCATTGAACTGCTGCGTGCCAAGAGCGTCTTTTTACGCGCTGAGGGTGGGCCGGAGGCGCAGGCGGAAAGCCTTGTCACCGTACTACCGCTCAACCGTGACACCCTGAACATCCCCCGTCAAACCGGGGCAGCCACCGCTTACTGGACGGCGGAAAATGCAACCATGACCGCCAGCCAGCAAACGGTTGGGCAGATCCAGTTGGTGGCGAAGAAGCTGACCTGCTTGGTAAAACTGAGCAACGAGCTTCTGGCAGATGCCAGCGTGGATATGGATAACTTTGTCAGGGCTGATATGGCGCAGGTGATGGCGCTGAAGGTAGACAACGCAGTAATGTACGGGTCGGGTATTGCCTCCGAGCCTTTGGGAGTTGACGCCTACCCCGGTCTGACCAAGACCGCACTCAACGCTGCACCCACCTACTCCAACTTGGTCAATCTGGTAAAGACCATCGAAATCGCCAATGTGGAAGAGGACGATTCGTGGAAGTGGTTATTCCACCCCCGCGATAAACACGCCTTCTCCAAACTGAAGGACACGGCTGGGCAGTACATCTTCCGCAACACAGGCGCACTTAATGCCCTACAGGGCGCGGTGCCCGAATTGCTGCTTGGATACCCCTATATGACTACCACGCAGGTAGACAAAACCGGGTCGCCGGAAGAGACGGATGTTTTCTTCGGTCGCTGGCGGGACGTTATTTTAGGTATGCGACAGACGATTGAAGTAATGGCATCCGATGTCGCTGGCACGTCGTTTGAAGCGGACCAAACTTGGATTCGCGCCATCCTGCGTATGGATATTCAGATGCGACACCCTGAATCCATCGCGATGTACACCGACGTGCGCGAAGTAGCATAAGGGGAGGATGACATGAGTTTCCCACGTACTATTCGAGAAGGGCTTGCAGTTCGTACTGCTGGCACGCCGGGCCAATGGGCGGCAGCCGCCGTCTATGGCGATTGGGTCGCCCTGAAAGGGGTGGGTCGGCGCGCCGCACTGATCGCACTGGCAGGCGAGTTGGACGGCGATATGACGGTGGAGGTTTTTGAGGCCACCGACTCATCGGGGACCAGCGCGCAAGAGCTAACTGGTGTTACCACCGGGGAGACTTTTGCCAACGGAACCGACGAAGGTAACTGCGGCATCATCGAGGTTCAGCAGGACGACCTCAGTGCTGGCTTCAGTCACATTGCTGTGCGTTGTACCCCCGCCACCGCAGATGGTTTTGCTGCGGCATGGGTGATCTCGCAGTTGTACGAGTACCCGGCAGCCAACGCTGCAGCCAACGGGGTCACGTTCTCAACGGGATCAGACGCCTAACATAGCCTGATGACGTTATAACGGGGGGAAGGTGTTGACGCGCCTTCCCCCTTTATGATATTCTTACCCTAGTAGAAAGGACGGTGTTATGCACGTCTTATGGGTAAGTGACAGTCCGTTTTCCCCCTCCGCCTACGGGCAACAAACACAATTGATCGTTCCCCGCCTCCAGCAACTCGGATTAGAAATCACCATCTGTGCCCCCCAGCACATCGGGGCTACGCTTTCATTTGAAGGCGTGCGTGTTGTGGGGGGGAGGTATGCTGCTTTTGGAAACGACATCATCGACGAGCACGCCCGGCGCTACAAGTGCGACATCATCATCACGCTCAAAGACCCTTATGTTTATGATCCCGCCGTACTGCGTGCTCTTCCGGTGCCGTGGGTGCCCATGGTGCCCGTAGACACAGAACCGATCAGCCGGGAGGTGGCGGAGCGGGTAAAATACGCCGCCGTCCCGATAGCGATGAGCAGGCACGGGGAGCAGATGCTCAAAGATATCGGCAGCGACCCCCTCTATATCCCGATGGTGTTTGACGCCGAAGTATTCCGCCCCGGAGATAAAGAAAAGGTGCGGGAGGAACTTGAACTTCCCCCCGATGTATTTGTGGCTGCTTTTGTGGCGGCTAACCGGGATTATGTTGGTGATCGGAAAAACATCGAAGCGGTGATCCGCGCATGGTCCTACTTTACCGAGCACTACCCCAAGGCGGTGCTGATCTATCACGGCGAACTCAGCGGGGCGGTGTCGGGGGATGATGTTTTTGGGCTGATTAAGGCGTATGGGATTAAAGATATCAACATCCTGACCAGCGACCAGTACATTTACTCCAGAGGGTTCTCCCCCCAATACATCGCCAAACTGTATCAGGCCGCCGATATCCTCTTATCCCCCACCTGCGGGGAGGGTTTTGGGCTGCCTGTGGTAGAGGCACAAGCCTGCGGGACGCCTGTCATTGTCACCGATTGGACCGCGATGCGAGAGACGGTTTATGCCGGGATCAAAATCCCCAGCACCTTCGAATCGGGGGCAGGGGATGTGGAGTGGGCGTCACAGGGCGCGTTCTGGTTCCGCCCTAACTCAAAGGCTATTTTTGATGCGCTGGACTTTGCTATCAACGACCCCATCCCCCGCCATGCCCGCGATGTTGCCGTACAGGGAATGAAACAATACGAGGTTGACCATGTCGTGGCGGCCCATTGGAAACCTGCGCTGGAAAGGCTGGAGAAGTGGCTTATCAAAGGGGAACTGTAAACTGGTGTTATCTGGTGCTTGGGCCGGAGGGGTCGGGAACCAGATTGTGGGCAGAGGTATTGATCCGGTCTGGATGCAAGGGATCGAGCGAACACATCCAGCCCTTCGATGATGAACTTCCCCCGGCAAAAGGCAACATTGTCTGGCGGCGCTCTATCCCCCACGGTGGCAAAGAGGGGGATGCGCACGGGATCACCCGCCACTGGCCTAATATTACCTACTTGTGCGAACAGGCCATGCAGGCCGGGTATTCGCCGATGCTGATGATTACGCATCGTGAGTTTTCGTGGATTGCGCGATCGCAGGTCAGGACCGGGGTCGCCAAGGACGAAAAGGAGGCGATGCAGAATATTTATCTGGCCTACCTGCGCACCAGTACGTTGCTCGGCCTGTTCCCGTGGCAGAACCTGTATTATGAATCACTCATCAATTACCCGGAGGCCGTCATGGGGTTACTGGCGGGGATGCACCACTTGACCCCGGCGACCGGAATTCGGATTTATGACGGCAATAAGAAATATATCGAGGAGGATATCGATGGACGATCTGCAACGTAAAATGCGCGATGACTGGAATGAGCGAGGGATGGATGATCCCCTGTACTGGACGATGAACTCCAGACCCCGCTACGAGTGGGACGAGGATGATTACTACCACACCGGAGTCAGTACGGTAGCCCTCAACGTGCTCCCCTTTGTGGAGGAGCATAAGCCCAAGCCGCTGCACCAGATGCGGGTATTGGACGTCGGGTGCGGAACGGGCCGGATCACGCTGGCGCTGGCGGAAAAATTCGGGACCGTGATGGGGGTGGATGTATCCGACGTCATGGTAGATAAAGCCCGCCAGCACGCCGAGGATAAAGGGGTGGGGAACGTGCAGTTTCTCACCGTCGATGGCAGCGGGCTGCCGCCGCGTTTTGCGGTGCCCTTCGATCTGATTGTCAGTATCGCCGTCATCCAGCATATCCCCGATCAGGATATCCAGTTACAGTATTTGCGCGATATTCCCAAACACATCAATCAGGGCGGGTTGTTTGTGCTGCACCTCTACAGCGATGTCGCCAACTACGAGCGGGCAAAGCTGAACTGGGCGGCACGAGCGGAGCGGAACGAACTCATCGGCTGGGCGGAGATTGCGCGAGAAGAGTTCCACAGGTGGGAAACCTCGATTTGCCACGCCCTGCCCGCCGACCTGATTGTCAGCACCCTGAAAGAATCAGGGGCCGAGATACTGGTCGATCAGGGGGCGGGGACGAGCCTCCACTGGCTGATGGGGAAGGTACGATGAACCCCACCTACTACTATTGGAAGGACGTAAGGCACACCCCCGGACAAACCGGGTTGCACTCCACCATGTACAGGGGCGAGGGGCTGCGAGTGATGGCGGAAGAATTTAATCGCGACCCCAAGGGGCTGGCGATTAAGATTTGGCATCAACCCACCTTGCAGGGGGTGGAGAGTTATATCTGGGGCCTGCCCTACAATCCCGACGAGCCGACCAGCAGCAACTGGCTGGAGGCGCTGTCGATACAAAACATCTGCGCCCACTACGGGATCGCCCCTCGCGTTTACGGTATCGGGTGCTGGAAAAACCCCCACAAAGAGCGGTCGGGGGCGACCTACTACCACCCGGTGGCCTTGGTGGAGGATGTTGGGGACGAGATTGTAACCCGTCACGAGGCGAAGCAAGCCTTCGAAGCCGTCCGCGATCTTGGCAGGCGGCTGGGTTTTACGATCCCGGATTGTACCCCCACCCCAGAATATAATGTCCGGGCCAATAAGTGGATCGATTTTGGCGGTGCGCGCTTTTCCGAGGGGTATGAGGACCAAATGCTGGACCGTTACGACAAGCTCACCAGCTTTGGTGCGCACGCCTACCAGAGTCCAGTGACTGGACCGGGGGCTGACACCCCCTCGATACGCAATACCATGGGCAGGCTGGAGTGGTTGGACCTGAATGTGGGAGCACTAGACTTCGCCGTTAACAGCGTGCTGGATGTAGGATGCTCCGGGGGGCAGTTCCTCAACTACTACAACAGAACCTGTAAGGCGCGTGGGCTGGGATTGGAGTTACCCGAAAAGGTAAAGGGGGCGATGGAGTATTCCGCCTACACTTATAACTGGAATGTGGACTACCGGGGGGTGGATTTGCGATCATTCGACAAGCCCCAAGAGCGGTACGATCTGGTATTATTCCTCAGTGTAGAGCAGTATATTGGGGGGCTGGTCGAGTGGGTTAAGGATTGTGTGGGCCATCGGCTGGTCGCCGAACTTCATCACGAATACGGGCACCCGAAGGTACGGGAATGGCTGCAGCCCGACTTCGAAGAGGTGAAGGCTTTTTGGAGCAAGGACTACGGCAGGCTGGTAGTCCATTATGACAGAGTCAAAGGATAAGATCATGATGCGCGAAGACTGGAACGACCGGGCGAAAGACAACCCGCTTTACTGGACCTACGCCACCGAGGGGCGGGAGCGGTTCACCACCGTCAAGCCTTACTTTGACGCGGGAGAGGTGGAGTTTAAGGAAATGATTTTGCCGCACTTAGGGGGGGGGCGGGATATTGCGGTTGATTTTGGCTGCGGGGTGGGGAGACTCACCTTTCCGCTGGCCCGCCACTACGACACGGTGTACGGATACGACATCTCGCCGGAGATGATTAAAATGGCGGGGAAATACACCACCAAGAGCAGGTGCCCCAAAGGGAATGTGCGATTTAATGTTTCCAGCGGGGGCCTCCAAATCGGGGACAGCCGTGCTGACCTCACCCTCTGTATCGGGGTCCTCCAGCATATCCCTGACCCGGCAACCCGGCTGGGCACGCTGGCGGAGCTTATCATGGCGACCAAGTTTGACGGGAAGATCATCTTTAACTTCAACCCGCACGTCGAGCAGGCAGCCCACATCAAGGAGCAGTGGGCGCGCCGGGAGAAGGCGCAGGACCTGATGGGGTGGAGCGAGTCCGCTGGAGCGGAGTTGGTGGATGGGCGCTGGAAAACGTGGATGGCGCACGCCGATGATCCTGATACTTTGTACGATTGGGTTGAGCAGCAGGGCGCAGCCCCCTACCATTACGAAACCTTTAAGGGCTTCCACTGGGTGGTGGCGACAAAAATCACATGATCATCACATGGGATGGAACATTTGAGGGAAGTGGGGCCTACCCCACCATCAACCGACACCTCTCCGCCGCCGTTGAGCGGCTGGGGCACACTGTTTTGCGTAACTACCACAATGACGGGGACGCGATTGCGGAGGTGCTGGTATCCTGCCATTACCCGCCGCGCCCCTCTTCGATGCGCCACGAGATCAACGTATGTCTGTCGACGTGGGAGTTCGCAGGCCCACAGGGAACTCCGCACTCGTTTCTGACCGCCTTTGAGTGGTATGACCGGGTGTACGCCATGTGTAAATATTCTTACGATATATTCCAAGAGAACGGGGTCAGCAATGCCTTTGATGGGTATCTGGGGGTGGACCCAGATGAGTTCTGCCCAACAGGCGAGGAGTACGAACTGGATATCCCGGAGGGGAAGGTGGTACTCTTGTGGGTCGGGGGGACGGATAAGCGCCACGGCTTTGATATTGCCCTGAAGGTGGCGGCAGACCTGCCGGATGAATATTTCCTCGTCGCTAAACAAAGTGTCCACTACCCGCCCCACGAGGCGGAGGGGGATAATATGCTGGTATTGCGGGAGGACTTGCCGTCACTTGCCCCCCTGTATCGCCGGGCGGATATTTTGCTCCATACCGCACGGGCGGCGGCTCCGGGCCTCACCGTCATCGAGGCGCTGGCTTGCGGGCTGCGGGTGGTATCAACCCCCCTGCCCGCCGTACAGGAACTCCGAACCGGGGACATTGTGAATAAATACCTCCAGATCTCCAGCGAGGAGGTGCGGCTGGAGTTGATGGAGCATCACCTGCATCAAGATTGTCTGCCTTACTGGATAGAGCCAGATCATACCTACTTAGTGGACGCGATCCGTAAAATAGGGGTTCCCCCAACACGTATGCCCGCCATCACGGCTACCGAATTCGGCAATCTGTGGTCGTGGGATGACTCGGCGTTGCGGTTGATGGAGTGCCTAGAAGGGAAAAATTAATGCCCGATATCACACTGATGCTGATGACCTTCCACCACCCCCAGCAGAGTTGCTTAGGAGTGGCGATGCGATGTTTTCGCAGCCTGAAAGAAACCATGCACCGGGCGGAGGTGGAGACCTTGGTGCTTGATCAAGGATCGACGGACGGGACGGCTGAGTGGCTGCTGAGGCTCAAGGGGGGTATCCCCAACTTCCTCCCCCTGCTCTCGACCAAGAACTGGGGGGTTGCGGGGGGGCGGCAGGAGTTGCTGGACCGGGCCAAGGGCGATATCCTGATATTTCTGGACAGCGATGTGGTTGCCATCAATGGGGATTGGCTGGACCTTCTGATTGCCCCTCTCCTTGACGGCGCTTCTGTTGGGTTGGCTGGTCCGGGCGGGCACTGGGTGCTGCCCGATTGGCAGTGGTATGATCCAGTCGAGAAAGGTTACGCTGGGGAGGTCGATACAGTCAGCGGCTTTTGCCAAGCCTTTACCCGCAGCAGTATTGCGGGCTTTGCGATGGACCCCTACTTCAACCCCTACTGGCACGAGGATACCGACATGGCGATGTATATCAAGTCGCGGGGCGAGAAGGTCTGGTGTACGGGCGATATCGGCTTGCACCACATCTTTTCAGGCAGCAACGCCGATGCGACAGGGATGAAGAAACAAGCCTACCTTGCCAGCAAGTGGGCAGGCAGGGGGTTGGTCCGCCACGAAAGGGAAGGCGTATAGTAGGGTAGGAGGATCGGTTTATGACATGGACGATAGGCGATTATTGTACGGTGGCGGATGTTAAGCGGCACCAAGATATGGACGGGTCGGCGGATGATGGGCTGATTGAGGACCTCATTCGAGATTGCAGCCGTGAGATCGACATATACTGCAATCGCAGATTTTACGGTGAGGCGGAGACGCGGTATTATGACGCCCTTCGCGACACCGATGTGCGCAGGCTATTTCTGGACGAGGACTTGGTGAGCGTTACTACCATCAAGGTAAATGAAGAGAACACAACCCTGACCTCCAGTGAGTATGTGACGGAACCCATCAACCGGACGCCGTGGAGCACCATCTTACTCAAGGCATCCAGCAATAACAACTGGCAGGACTTCACCAACGATCAGGAGAAATCGATCAGCGTTGAGGGCACTTGGGGCTACACCATCGGCTCAACTCCCCCCAGACCGATCAAGCGGGGGTGTATAGAGTTGACGGTCTGGAGGTATCTTACACGCTACGGGGCCAGCCCCAGTATCGGGATGGACTCAAGTACCTTTGAAGTAAGCACCGAAATCCCCACCCATGTCCAGAAGTTGATCTCTCCCTACCGAAAATCGGCTATTGCGGGGGTGGGTTGGACATGAGTGTTATTACGGTTACTGAGCGCCTTGAGGACATACTGGACACCCTTATTTCTGCCGAAGAGGGCAAGACTTACGTCGGTCGCCCTCGCGGGGTAGCGCCCGGCAATCTCCCTGCTTTTGTCATTATGACCGGGGAGGCCAGCTACGATTACGAGGGGTCCGACCTGCTTCTGGAAACCCGAACTTATCGGCTTGCGCTACTGGTGCAGCAGTGGGCGGCTGGTGCGGAGTTGGAAACCGAACAGAAGTGCCGCCCCTACTTCGGCACCATGATCTCAACCTTCGCCGGGAGGCCGGGCCTTGAGCACCCTCTGGGGGAAAACCCACTTAGTGGGGTACAGGTAGCGGCGTTGACCAGAGATAGCGGAGTGGTTAATATTATCCTCGCCGGGAAAGCCTATGCCGGGGTGGAGTGGCAGCTACAGGTGACGGAGTACCGCGAGGTTACGTATACATAATACTCCACACGGGGCGTATTGGAGGGTGATGATGGATCAGGTTCGCAGGATGGCAGTGGTACGATTAGGGGGGAACGGCGACCGGGATGTTCTGGCGATTGAACTTGTACTGCACAAGGACGAAAGCCTTACCATCACCAATCGTCCCCCGTTGACGTTTTCCGACACCATCTATGATGCGGCACAAAAACTAATCGATGCAGTATTAAGTGAGGTGAAAGAATAATGGCGGCAACACAAATTGCTTCAGGTGCGGGACTGCGACACGTTAGGGCGTGGCTGATTGATACGAGTGGCTACCCCAGCGGCGATCAGTCGGGGTCAAATGGGTATGATGGGATCAGGCTGGAGGGCGTGAAGTCGTTTCAGGCCGCCCTGCCCGATACGCAGACCATTCGGCATACGGGTGATGACCGAGTCTTTGCCCAAGACCAACTCCCCCCGACCGAGATGGAGACAGCCACCATCACGACCGGGAAAACCAACCAGACCGTTGACGCGGTCCTTCAGGGGACTTCGATTGAGACGGTGGGTGAGGTTAAAATGGATGCGGTGTTTACCGATCAGGCTGGCTTTGAGCCGCAGGTTTGCGTTTATGGCTGGCGGCAGGCACTAAAGACGGGGGCAGGCGATGCGGCAGCAGGCGCACGCCAGTACATCACTTACATTTACCCCTCGGCCCGGATCACCCCGAAGGGTGGGACGATGGCGGAACAGTCTGCTGATGAGAATCAGTACAGCGTGGTGCCCACCGTAGTCACCAAACCCCCATGGGGGAAGGCGTTTACGCTGGGGTCCAATGGTTTTACCGAAGCCACCAAGCTACGGGTGATCAGCGATAACCCCCTGATGATTGAGCGGCATACAGGCGACAATTCTATCGCCACCTTTAACCTGCAGTTTGCCCCGATCAGCGTTGCGAAAACAACCTGCTTTGTGGATGGGGTTGAAGTAACGGTCAACTCGGTGGACGTATCAGGCAAGACGATGACTCTCGCCGCCGCACCGGGCACCGATGCGGTAGTGGTCACACTTTACGAAACAACTGACCTCTCGTAAGAGGGGAGAAGGGCATTCAAATGTGGCATATCGAGGACGAAGAAACGGGCATCAAGTTTCGGGTTAAGCGATACGAGATGCGGGATGGGCTGGATAAGGCCAAGCTGGAAGTGGCCTTGTCGGAACGTATCCCAGAAAACCCAACCGCCGACGACGATCTCGAAGCCCTGTACAGCGTTAACTACTACCCCCTCCTGCGCTTCGGTATTGCGGAGGCGGAGGGGGTGGAGCTTCCTTTAAGCGAGGAATCATTCTGGAAGTTGCCAGAGGATTTAGTGCTTGAGTTGTCCGAACACATCCGGGAGGTAAATAAGCAATATGCGCTCCCTTTTTCGGACTTACAGAAAATGATCGCCACCTTGTCAAGCCCGAAGGAAGAGAGCGGTTCGATTCCTATGTCAGAGGCAGGCGTGGAAGACAAGACGATCTCTACGCCAGACTAACCCGCTGGCACATGGCTAAAAAACGCTCCTCCGAAGGCCATTATGAAGATGACGGCAGGTGGGATTTATTCGATCCTGATCGCTCGTATGCGATCTGGATGTTGATGGAAAACACCGAGTGGAAGCACCTGCCCGACACAGGCTCCCTGCTCGATCAGGAAGAAATGCTACTCCAAGACCTGAGTACGATCAGCTACGTTTCTCAGGTGGTGGAGAAAATGTTAAAAGAGGATGAAGCCGATGGCGCAAACTGAGCGGGTATTGCGGGGATTACTCCGCATCGAGGCGGACAAAGCATCCCTCTCTAAGCTGCAGCAGGGCATCTCCGGTATTGTCAAGGCATTAAGAACGACGGAAGAAGCCGCCCTGAGAGCCAGTGAGGCGCTGGAGGTACTGGATCGCCTTACCGGGGATCGTGGTATTGGGCAGGCGGCTAAATCGATGCTCCAGCCGCTGGAAACCCTCAGCCAATCCTACGTAAGCATGATGGGGGTCACTGAAATTGCCAGCCGCCGATGGATTCAGTCCACCGAGCGCCTGACAACGGCGCAAGTCAATCTGGGTCGGGCCGCCACCACCGCCCTTCAGCCGATGCAGGACCAATTAGTCAAGATCGTTGAAACCACTTCGCAGTTCATCACCCAACACCCACAGCTACTGCAGTTCGCTGCCGGGTCGGCGGGGGTGGTGCTTGCTGCCTCAACGGCGCTTAGTGTCGCCGTCCAGATGGGGGAGGGTATTGTCGCCGCCTCCAAGATGATCAAAGAACTGCGCAACCTCGCAGGTTTTGCCGGGGCGCTGGGCGCAGGGGGTATCCTCGCGCTGGGTCTGCCTACGGCGGTGGTCGGCGGGACCCTTGGTGCGCGGGCGATTGCGGGAGGGTTGGGGTCGGCTGGGGCTATCAGCCAGAACACCGCCGCCGCCATCCAAGAGCAAAACATCGCCGACGTCCTGACCCGCTATCCACAATATCTCCTGATCGCCATCAAGCAGATACTGGAGGTGTTCAAAAGGATCGCCAAGTTGGGGGTAGACTTTGCCGCCTTTATTGCCAATATGCGCTTGGTGGCAGAGCGGGGCATGGCGGGATTCATCACTCATATGCTGGGGGTGCTGGGGGATGGATTAGGCGCACTGGTTGAGGCGGTTGTTATGGCAGCCGCCGCCATCCGCCACCCATTCGATGCCGCAAAGCGCAGCACATTCACAGAGGGGACGCTGGCTCAACTTCAGGGACCGGGCACCGAGGATATTCTAACCGTCTTAGGGCTGAACGAAGATCAGTTAGCGGAGAAGCAGCAGGGTATTATTGACGGGTATGATAACCTGATATCGGGCATCGAGACCTTCGAGCAGAGCATCCTTGAGGGCGCGGTTAATGTCGAGCAGGGGATGGAGAAGTTTATACGAGGGGTCGCTGGCGGCGCTGGAGGCGGAACCGTAGGCAGCATCCCGCTGATCACGCAGCAGATGCTTGAGCAGTATGAGAACTTTCTATACAACGAGCAATTGATCCGCACCGCTAACCTGCGCGAAGAGCGCAAAATGCGGGGCGTCCATAACCAAGAACTGGTAGACGAAAACGCCGCCCACCTCAAAACGCTGCGCGATATGGAAGTGGCTTTTAATGAGCAGCAGATCAAGGCGCGTGAGGATCATATTAAGTCCCTTGAGGAACTGTACGAAAACTACGAAAAGGATGAACTCCAGCGCACGGAGGATTTCAACGACAAGCGTATCCGGGCTGAGGAGGATTATCGCCGGAATTTGCGTGAGGCGGCCCGCCGCCTAGATGCTATCGCGGTACTGAATACGATGCAGAACTTCGCCATCGAGCAGCGCCGGGACGATGAGGACTTCGACAAAGAGACGAAGCTCAAAAAGGAACAGTTTGAAGAAAGCTATAAACAACTGGAGGACAATTACGAAGAGGTCCGGCAGCTTGCGGAAGATGAGCACGCCAAAGAGATCCGCCTTGCTAACGAGCATTACAATAAGATGCGGCAGCAGAAGATTGCCGACTTCGAGCGGCAGCTACTGGAGCGGGAGCAGGAGAACGCTTACCAGATGCAGTTGCGATCCGACGCCTTCCAGCGGCAGATGCTCCAGCAGAATTTCCATAACACCTACGAAGAGACCCAGATGCAGCGGCATTATGACAACCTCCGCGCCCAGCTAGAGGAATTCTTAGGTCTTACCGAAACAGGCGGAACCACGACCCCCGCCGGGGGTGGTGGCGGTGCGACGGGCGGAGGTGGCCCGGTGGCCTTCCAGCTAGGCGGCAAGGTGCCTTACACCGGACTATTCCGGCTACATGAAGGCGAGGAAGTGGTGAGCGCCCCACTGGCGCGTGGCTACGAGCGGATGTTTGGCAAACGTCTTTCGGGCCAGCAACTACTGACCTCTGGGGGAGGCGGTTTACAGATTTCGGTGGGCAATGTATTTAACGACGTGGGCGGGCATAGTATTAAGAGTCTGGAGCGCATGGTCCGCTCGGCAACCGTCGAGGCCCTGACAGCGGTTTTTAAGGGGATGAACGCATGACCACTTACCAGATAGCGGCAGGCTGGGACAATACCGGGGGGCTGGCTGACTTTTCTTACTTGACTCGCAAGCCCCCACGCATGGCGGGGATCACCTACGGGGAGACGCGGGTGGCGGGCGATCACCTCGAATATGAGGACGGCTACCGTGTTGCCGAGTTGGTGTACGGGTGGTTGACGAAAACCGAGATCGCTGCACTACTGTCTCAGTTTGGTTTATCGGATTCGACGATTTCGGCAAAGGTGACGATCAAGCTGCCTGCCAATGCCAGCCGCACCTTCACCAATTACAATGCTGTTATCCATGCCCCCAAGTACCCCGATGATGGGGAGCATTATTTCGGGGTGTGGCGCGACGTAACTTTCCCCCTGTCGCAGATTCATGGAGCATCCTAATGCCAGCATTGGCGAGTCCGGCAACGTGGCGAACCCACCCCTATGCCTACCAGCGATACTTATTCCTGCTCGAACCCACCGTTATTTTCGCAGCACGAGTTAATCAATCCGAGTTCGCTTACCCGGTTGCGGAGGTCACCTTTGACACTGTCACAACGGGGGCTTTCGGTGACATCAAGCCGGGGATGACGGTGCTTTTTGGCACCAGCGCCGGGGCGGACGATCTGGGGCGGGCGCGGATTAGGGCCGCCGCCACGAGCGACACCCTCAAAATTGGCTACTCCTCTCAGGGGGACCACGACGGCGAAGTCAACCTGAGCAACAACCAGTATATTACGGTGTGGGACGATTACCGGGTGTGGGCGAAGATACCGCGCTTTCTTGAGGATGGCACGGTTTATAAGGACTATGACGAGGCGATAGGGACCAACGGGACGGCTCCACCCCCGGTCGCCAACGCAGGCTGCGGCTATGCGGACTTCGTAGATACCGGGACCAGTAAAATTACGGTCAGCTTTGATGGCACCAACTCATTCGCCGTGGCGCAGGGAGCCTCCATCAGCGCCTACTTATGGGATGTGGATGATGGAACCATTACGGTTGGCAGCACTTCCACCTCGACGATAACGGCGACCTTCCCGGCTGGGTTCCGTTGGGTGAGCCTGAAGGTGACAGACAGCAACGGCAAAACGCATACCACGCGGGTTCCGGTCTTTGGGGCCGACACCTCAAGCAATGCGCCGATTACCCAGTTCGATGTCGAGAACCACACCATCACCGCCGAGGGGACTCAGATGATCGTTAAGATATTTTCTGATATCCCCGAATCCACCTACCCCGATGGGACACTGGTCATTTACTGGGAGGAAGAAAGCTACGGGGGAACGGCAGGGAGCCTTGCTGGTCCTGCCGGGCGGGAGCACGTCAAGTTTATCGGCTGGCACCGGGCGGATCGCGCCAGTATCCGCGCCACCCGAACTGGGATATTGAGCGGCATTTCCTTTACCTGCATGGGGGTGGCAGGCATCCTGCAAAACACGCCCGGTCTTGAGCAGGTGCTGGAGTATAACAACGCCGCCGATATCTGGATGGAGATGGCTTACCTCAACATTGACCGCTATATCTGGTATCTGCTCTACTGGCACAGCACGGCGCTGGAGGTGGCGGCCTTTACGTGGAGCGGGCAGGGGAGTACTTATCCCGTTACAGGATTAGAGAGTCAGGGGATGAACCTGTTTGAGCAGGTTAACCAGATGGCGCAGGCTATCGGGTACAGGCTGGCCTGCGACCAGCGGGGAAGGCTTTTTGTCAACCCCCACCCCCTTCTGTTGAATTCTGGCAGCCGCACCTCGACGACGATTATCAGTCTGGTGAGCACAGACTGGACCGATATTAATATCGCCCGCATACGTCCGCCTCGCATTTACTGGCTGCAGGGGTCGGCGATCATCGCATCGGCGACGGATATCAGCGCGGTGCTTTGTCTGGCACCGGGCGAATCGCCGGGGCAGGGGATGGGGCCGGACCAGATGGGGCAGCAACTGGTCGTCAACCAGACGGAACTTAATGCCCGCACCGGGCACGCCTACGCCATGCGCAACAGCCCCTACGATCCACTGGAGATCACCCTGATCAATACCGGGGACGCCGGAATCGAACCCGCCTTCTTTGAATGGATCAAGCTGACCCTGTCCGCCGACACCAACGAGCGGGGTTACGCCTTTACGGAACAGCGCATGCTGCCGGAGCATGTCACCATCCAGCACTCCAACGACCAGAAGATGATTAAGGAGGTGGTGGTCAGGGCTTTGGTGGAAACAGTGGGCACCCCGGCAGCCACCGTGGTGGTTCCGCTAGACACCACCGTCCCCCCCTACACCCCGCCCGGCGAGGTATACCCGCCGAGCACGGAGACCAACTACGGTATCCATCAGGGCGTGGGGGTGATGGGGATGTTTACGCGGGATGGCTATCTGGTGACCACTGAAGATTTCAGTACCCCGGAGGCAAACGGTGGCCCCACGTGGACGGCAACCGCGCTGGGCCTGACAGGTAATATTGACGCCTTTGTGGTAGACCCTTTTTCCTATATTGACGGGGGTGGGGTGGACGGGTGGATTGTTACCGAGTCCCGTATCTACAAGATAGATGATATTTTCGAGGATTACGGGGCACGGGTCACTACCCAGCAGCATGTGTTTTCGGTAGGCGGGGGGACTACATCTGCCATAGACGCCTCTTTCTCAGTCCAAAACTGGGTCATGGTAGCGAAGTTTGTTAGCTCTGGGGGCGGTGTTATCGTATCCTACACCACCAATGGGGGATCGACGTGGACGGAAGTGACGGTATCGGCATTATACTCTACGGCGACCTCCGGGCACGGGTGGAGTATGGGATCACTTCTTACCGGACTGCACCTCTCTAGCAAAACCCCCGGCTTGGCTTATGTAACGGCGTATTCCACGGGCGGAGCAAGTCCGCAAGCGTCCTTTTACAAAAGCCTGAACTACGGCGCTTCGTGGGCGGCAATCGATAAGGCCGATATCGACCCCGGAGAGGGACTATCCCCCACCATCGACCAGCCGTGGGATTATCCGAGCGATGGTCTGGTGTATCACGGCTACCTCGAACACGGGGCAAGCGACTTCTTCAAAATCAGGCGCACCCTGATAGGTAGCTCCCCGTCTGACATTACCCCGACGATTTCGGGCACCTTTTATGGGCTGCGTTACGCTACGGCGGACTGGGGGATGAATGTGATGGCGGAGGACAGGCAGAATATTGTGCTCTGTGGACAGAATTATGAGGACGACGAGTTCGCCACTTTCATCAGCAACGACGCCGGGCAGACGTGGCGGACTCTGGAAACAGGTGTCAGTGCTGGTGAAACCTACCTGCGGGCCGTCTTTGCCGGGGATAAAGACGTGTTATACTTCTGGATGGGAGATAACATCATCGGCTACACGCAGGATGGTGGGGCTTCTATCGATAACCGGAAGGGCAACTGGGCCGATCTCGGTATCGGGTCCGCTTACCCCGAACCTCGCATGATTGTTGGAGGACTGTCGTGACCATAGACGAACTCCGCAGCGAAATGGACCGTTATATCGGCGCTGCCGCCGAGC